TGATATGGTTACTTTTGTACCAACTAATTTAACCGATATTTCAAATACATTATCAGTGTTTTGATAGCCAGTAAGTGGAACTGTAATATAATTTACATTACTGTCACCATCATAATGCCTAAATGTAAATATTGGATTACTTTGCCAATATAAATCAAACAAAAGATTATTTGAAGAATCGTATGCGCTAAAAATCCTACAAGAAGCAAAGCTCCCCATTTTAAATTTCACATAAATCTCACAATTTTGAGTACCTATATCAATATCATTTGTAGCTTTAAAGCGGCTAAGACTATTAAACTTATATATATCTCTCAAACCATACTTAGATGAATCAGAAACAAATCTCTTATCAATGCCATTAGCAAAAAGTGGCTGATAATTTGAAGGTACGGCGCACTTTTTTAGCCTCATCTCAAAGGTTCTATCTGGCGCATTGTTAAATGTTCTAGCATCAATAATACTACCGACGAGAGCGGAAAAAGGATAGGTGAAGTTTTGGGGAATCTCTTCTGTTATGTATGCAATAGATGCGTCTCTAGAAAGTAAAACAGATTCTGTTTCGTAGGTTTTTTTATAAATTTTTGTATATCTGTTTATGTTTTTCCAGGAATCATTTGGGAACAAATCTTCATTCAAGTCTAAGCTATATTCAGTAGCTAAAGTTGGTGTCATGCCCTCAATGTCAGAAACTTTTTTACCATTTAAATCTTTGTTTTGTGGCAAATCAACCACATCTAATTCTGTCATGTAGGGGGAAGTTATAACACCATTAAATATATATTCTTGTTTTCTTGTGTGTTCGGCTAGATAAATTTGTTTTGGTGGAATACCTTCTTGAAGTGAAATTTCTAATCTACCTGGTAGTGTTTTGTCTGAATTTGGTATATCTGTATGAACAAAAAGTCCGTTTTTCAAAAAGTATTCATTAAAATTTGTAAAACTTAACTCATAAATACTTCTATACAACCCGCCGCCAAAGTTAGAACTTGTTCTGTAAACACGGCCATCTCCATTAATACCTAATGCGATATCGAAATCAGCCAACTGATTCGCTGGGGTGTATAAAATTTCTGGCGCCAAGTCTGAACTTATTCCTGTATAACCCAAACCACTATCAAGAACACTAATGTCATAAATACTAGTAAATATAGACCCACTATCTTGTGTCGTGAACCCTAAAGAGGACACATTCGAACCAGAATTAAAAGGTTGAAGACCATTATTTATGGTTTCTAGATATAAATTACTACCCATAATTTGCCCACTATTTATAGATGTTTTTAAATGTGGATGAGGCAAATCTTCCGATACTCTAACAAACTTTTCAATGATTGGTTGCGAATTATTGACACCTATTTTAAATGAGGCAATTTGTAATTGTAAAGATGCTTTGTTTGTTGTGTTTAAAAATAAATCATCATTAATTGGGAATTCATCACCCTCAAAACCTTGTTGGACTTCAAACTCTATAAACTCTCTTAATGTTTTACCAATATTATCTCCCTGGTGTTCTGTGTCGCTAAGAGAGGAGATCGTTATTGTTGGTGTGACTTTGGTTATTGCTTGGTTTTGTATTGTGTGATTGTATCCATAAGCGTCGCTTTCTGTTGGTAAATTGGTTTGCCAGTTAGCGTATTTTCTATTGGATCTGGTGTCTGTGTTGCCGTCACCGTTTTGAGCGTTGCCAGCAGATATTCTAAACCTACCAAAAAGTTGTTGGTTAATATTTGTTTGGATGTGCGCCTTACTAAAACTTGGTAACTTTTTCTGAAATTCGGTTCCTAATGTATGTGAAACATTGGCATTTATATAATTAAATTCGGAATCTTCGTCGGTTTTAAGAGAGGTGTAAAGTTTTTCGCCTATGATGCTACCTTTTGCTGGAGAACTTTGATTTGCGACATGGGCAAAAGATATGTCATTTCCACTATAAACAAAAACATCATAACCGTTATCTATGCCGCTTTGCATTTTCTCGCTAATATTGGCATCGTCGTAAGCAACCAAGAATTTGCCTGTTAAAAACTCGCCAGCAGAACCTGTTGAGACATTATCTCCGATATAAAAATGTATAAAACCTCCTCCGTGAAATCCAGAAGTGGGATAGTAATCTCCAACTTTATATGCAGGTGCGCCAGAAATATATTGGCCATTGCCAGTCATCAAAGATGGGGTAGCTAAATACAAATCTTCTGGAGCTTTAAATATTAACCCTTCTTCTGATTTTAAATATCTCTCAAATCCTTTTGAATCTTCGCCAAGGGAAATGTTTAGAGAAAATTCAGATTTTTCTCTTAGATAGACAGATCCGCTCTCAAAAATATTTTTAGTATCAAATTGTATAAATCCAAATTGACTAAAAAAAGATTTATTTTCATCTACAACTACAAGAAAGTCTTCTCTAGAATCTTCTATACTATTAATTAATTCGTTATAATTTCCAAATTGCCCCGCAGTACCTTGTATGGAGTTTAAATTGCCAGTAATATTGTCTAAAGATTCACTTATAGATTGAATATTAATTCTATCGACACTTTGAATGTCTGTGTATCTAATGGATCTATTTAATCTTTGTGAAACTGAATGCGATTTTATTGGCGTATCGTTGTAATATACAGCTTCCAGGGTATCTACCCCCAACGCTTTTTCGCCATTTTGTTTTACTAAACCCTCAACTGGACCCTCGCAAATCAAGTCTAAATTACTCAAATAAGATATGCTTTGAAAAAGATCAGAGGCTTGGGGCGGTTTTAAATAAGCTTCACCACCAGCAGTACCTTTTCCTTTGCCGCCGCCGCCAGCACCAGCAACAGAATCCAAACCAAGTTGATTTCTTACGTTTCTGGCTATCCTTTTCCGTATGTTATTCATGCCTAGATAATATTTTACACTTATTACGCTTTAATTTCTAAGTCTAAATTAGACAAATCGCCGCTAACTAGTTTACCAGATACAGAATTATCATCTACGAGGTCAGATGAAAATTTTAATAAATTTTCTGTACTCTTGGCGAAAAGATTAGAACAAAAATAAATATTATTAGAATAACTATTATTGTTGAAAGGAATCATAAATCTTCCAGAAAACTGCCCCAGGAATAAATCTACCACACAATCGTCTTCGTTTGGTGTGCCACCAATTTTTAAAACGAGGTCTTTTTGAGGGATATTGAAAATTTGGGAGAACACGAATTCACCATTTGCGTTTTGTGAATTATTTAAAAACAAAGTATTGTATATTGTTTCTGGATAGCTATTAAAAACTTCTGGCTCCAGGAAGTTTATTTGTTCGGAGAACCCTGTATATAAAACACCAGATCCGAAACAGTCATAAGGAATTAATTTATAGTAAACTTCTCCAGTTGTTTGGTGTCCGAATTTGACTTCATTATTTAATTGAGGATGAAATGGTTTTATGGCTAAAAAGCTTTCTGGTCCAATTTCAAAATCTTGATTCGACCCGCTGTATATGAAAATTTTTTCTAAATTTTTAAAATTTTCTGTTTCAATATTTAATCTAAGATTGTTGTTGTTATTAAGTGTCCTAATTGAATTAATTTTTGGGACAGAATGATTGATTGTTATCTCTGGAGACGAATGAATATTTCCATTAGAATCTTCTAAGTAACTTTGAATAGTGAAAGTTCTTTCGGCTGATCCAAATATTTGATCTCTTTCATCTTTTGTTATAGAGACAGGTAGTTCTGGTATATCAAAACTGTGACCAGTAGAACCTTGCAACAGGTTCATTTTGATGTGATTTTTATTTTCATAAGGAAGGCCGCAATTATTTAAATAATTTAAGTCGATAAGTATATCTTTACTAAAATTATCAACCGAAGATATGTTTGTTGTTTTTGTATATTTTTCGCCGTTAATTTTTACAGATTCTAAAAATGGGTTTTCATAAATAGTTTTTGGGATTAATTTTCTAAATTTTTTTTGTAAAGTTTTGCTGGATTCTGGATTAAGCATAGAAGTTACTTCTATTTTGTAAGTTCCTGCCCCAATTAAATTTTTAAATTCAAAATAGGTTTCGGGTGGAGATAACGTAGAATCTTTTTCGAACTCTTGGGAGAAATACATACCATTTGGTTTGGTGACCGATACTCTATATTTTTTCTCTATGCCGCCTACTTGACCAGTTATAATGCCACTTAAATTAATACTATACATATTATTTTCTCCAGTAGAAAAAGAAAAACCCTGCGGTTCTGGTGGCCTCTTTATAATATTTGCGGGAAGACCTATATGGGGTAGATTGTAATATTCATTATTTTCAAGACCCTCTCCTTCTTCTATGATTTTATATTTTACTGGATTGTATTCTTTTGCCACAATTTGATAAAGGTTATTTTCGGATGGCATAATAGATATTACTCTATACAAATTCTCTGGTGCGCCAGTTATACGCACGTTACACATTTGCCCTAGTTTAGCTTGACCCAACCTATAAATATCTTCATGATTTTCGTTAAGTAGTAGTTCGATATGATTTGTGCCTTGGTTTATCCCAGTAATATCTACATTTATAATTTGCGGCACTTCATAACCAGATAAAACTGAATCTGTGATAGAAAGGTCGTGAAAATTTATTCCAGTATATAAATCATTTAAAGATGTTTGGCCTGTTGGTGTTGATATATAAACACCCTCTCCAGTGGTAATCGCCCCTGTGTTAATAGTATTTTCTATTTTAATTGAATTGTTTAATGTATCCACCTCTAGAAGTCGAGCCGAATCTCTTTGGAAGCTTTTTAATTCGTCATTGATTTGAATTATGTCCCCAGGTTCGACTATTATACTTTGTTGCGATGCTTGGAACTGGACACCCTCAGTCTCTAATTTGTTACTGTATAAAATATGTTTTGCGTAACGTCTAGCTTGCGATCTTGACGTAATTCCTCTAGCCCCTTCTTTGTATTTTATGATACCTTTTTTTCTAATATCTTCTTCGTCTTCTACATATTCAACCTTAGTCTTAAAATCATCGGTTTTATCTTTATATTCAATTTCGACAAAATTAAATCTATTATTTTTGTTCATATCGGAATATGAGAAAATTCCATCAAAAACATTAGAATTGTCAAAGGTTGCTGAGACATCTTCTAGCTTATCTGTAAAGAAATTTATTGATCCATTTTTCCAGTATGCTACTCCATGAAACATATTGCAAATAGCATTAACAAAATCAAAACCATTAAAGGATTCTTCAAATAGTATATTGCAAGAATATCTTGGCTCTAAGCCACCAGCATTAGTTGATAATCCAGAAAAATAACCACTTGAATCTACAGCATCACAATACCTACCAATTTGGTAAAGTTTAAAAATATCTATATCCTCTATATCATCTTGATAATCTCCAAGGCCGTAAGAGTTATTCGTTAAAATGTCGTACAAAACCCAAGCTGGGTTATCGGTCCAATCTTCTTTGAATGAACCATCCCAATCTCCGCTGTAAATTAATTCTTTTGTATCTGATTCTCTATCTAAAAACCTTTTATCCATACCCTTATGGGTCCCACCCGTAATGAGAGGAAAATAATTTGATGGTATTTTACATTTTTTTAAGCGAAGGTCATATGTTCGCTTGGGTGGGTCTGTAAAGGTTTTGGCGTCAAAATACATAGCAGCGAGTGCTGAATTTGGATATGTGAAATTAGAGTCTATGATTTCATTAAAAGCTCTTGTCCTCGCTGACCTACTGATCAAAATCGATTCTGTTTCGTAGGTTTTTTTTCTGACTTTTACATATCTCTTATGATTCTTTTTTAAGAAAGATAAACTCTTATCTGGATAAGAATTTTGAATTTCAGAATATTTAGGTAAATCTACTGTTTTTAGATTTGTCACAAAAGGTGAACTTGGCTCAACTAACCCTTTATGCTTTACTGAATATGCGTTAGTCATTTCTAAATTTAAAAACCCAACCTCAATTTCGAAATCAATAAAAGATGGTAATATTTGATTACTTTTGTGGTTGACTTCTTGCAGTGCGGTTATTTCTATAATACACTCCACTTTTACGACCTCGCTTCTATCTACAATGTATGTATAACTAATTTCGTCTTCATCTACTGGGAGTTGATTTGTCCAATTAGCATATTCAACATCTATAAATTCGGATGATCCATTACTATGATAATATTGATAACTTCTCGTGTCTGTGTTACCGTCACCATCTCGAGCGTCGCCACCAACTTTTCTGAAAGGCCCAAGCAAATCAGAAATGACTTTATTTTCTGTTTTACTTTGCGCGAAAGTTTTTATTTTATTTTGTGATTCTTCTCCGTTTCTGAACTCCGCATAAACGTCACTATAATTATATGCGGTTTGTGAGAATTGATATAAATCTCTAACAATCACCTCTCCAGCGACAGAGGCGCTCATAAAACCATCAAACTTGGGGAAAGCCCTATTTTTATAATGAAATGCTGTAAATCCTTTTGTTCTAGATACTGGGGCATTAAGAATCTCTGGTGAGAAAAATGGGTTATCAGCAAATTCGTTATCATAATCACCTACTAGTTCAAACATGTCGCCGAATTCTTCGCCATGTTTAAGGTTGACGTTATCTCGGATTTGGTGAAACGCCCAAGTTATTTCAACGGCATCGTTAAAGCTTTTTGTAGGAAAACAAACATCTCCATTTGAATTTGTACAAATTTCACCCTCTTTTACTAGAAGCGGGTAAACTCCAAAATTGCTAGGCTCTACATGTAGGTGATATTCGTTTTCATATCTTCCGTTGCTGTATGAATCTGTATTAGTAATATCTCTAAGAAAAGATGTTTGAGCAAAAGGAAAATGCCATTCCAGGGGACCGAATTTGGTATCAAATGTTCCAGCATCTAATCCTCGTCTCCTAAAAAATACAGTGCCGTTAGAGTATGAACCGTCGTAAAATTTAGGGTTCTGATTAAATACATCATGTAGTCTAGCGTCGGACAAAACATCTACAATTTCTCCACTAACGTAGGTTTCCATGGTTATATAATCTCGTAATGTGCAGTATTCTAAATATTCATAACCTGCTCGGCTGGGGTCTATGACAATACCTGTATTTAACTGATTTCGCAATATGTTATAACCATTAGACATCGTAAGTGTTACTTTGCTGTCCAAACTAATTCCAGAATTATCATCAAAATGAACTACAGCTTTAGTCCCATAGAATCTTGACGTCCAATCAAAAGATGTAGAACCTCTCCATATTCTGGGATTATAAACTTTCCAGTCTCCATATCCTGTCCCTAGGATAGATATAACATTTCCTGGTGTAAGTCCATCATAACTAACCCAACCACCACTAAAGTCTTCAGCATTGTTATTTTGGAATTGAGTAAATTCTGGAGACCCAGTTAAGCTTAAAGCAGTACTGTCAGTAAATTCCAAGGAACCTGTCCATCTTTTTCTTAAAAATTGTTGTGGAGAATATAAGTCGTACCCCTCTTCGCTATCATAATTGAATTTTTTTTGTATACAATTGTCAAAATAATAATAAGGAGTTCCGCTATGCTCTAATATCCACCCTGTGGTATTGTTTGGTGTTAAGCCTGTTTTTATATAAGAGTTTTTATTAAATATATTTACAAACTTTGTATCATGTTCATATGGGTTGGCGGCGTTTGTTTGATTTCTGATTTTTCTATCTGAATAAATGTTTGATTCATCAATAAAATCACTTACTCCAGTTCTAAAAATATGTCCGCCGCTTCTGAGGTAATTACCATTCAAGAAGTATTCTTCAAAATTTTCAACTTTTATTGGAATAGTTTCCCTGGAACTAGCGCCGCCTAATTTTTCTGAACATGGATCATACCACCTTATTCCACTACCAGATATTCTTGGAAATTTAAAATCTTCATATATACTATCAAATAGTCTTCTATCGCTGCGTCTTTCGTTGCCTAAACGTGTATGAGGGATATCTTTCGAATATGGTCCTGAAAGGCTAATATCTTTTGGTGATATAATCCTTCCTGTATAATTTTCTGTTTGATAATAAAATCCAGAATAATCCAACCAAGGACGCCCAGGATAATAAGCATCAACATCAAAATCTGACGCCCAATAATGTAATCTGCTTTGCCCATAATTATGGCCCACCTGCCTCATCGCGTAAGAATTGAAAGTATCAAGTTCGCTTCCCGCGAGGCTATATACTTCCTGGTAAACCCCAAAGATATAATCTGCGGGATAGGTATAAAGTGAAGACACGAGAGGGTCAACAGATACATCATATGTATACATGTCTCTAGGCTTTCTTCTTGTGATAGTAACCGCGGGGAGGTTTTCTATTTCAGAATTTGAACCGCCTAAATCATAAAGACTTCTATCAAAAAGTTGTTTACTGTCATAAATTGCGCAATTTATTCCACCCGCATTACCAGTGTATACATCTAACAAATTATTTAAATCACTAGGTTCTTCGGATTGGTTGAATCCAGAGCCGCTAATACCGTATTTAAAATACTGATATGCCGCTCCGCTATTAGTTTTTTGATCCACCATTTGCATAAACGCTGAATTAAAAACAAAATTAATAAGGTTGTTTTGAGAAAATTCATATGTTCCTTTGAGGAAAGCCTCTGAGTGAAAATTTATTGTGCTACCGTATCCTTGTTTGGGTTTAGATTGCAAAGAACTATAGTATTTCCCTAACTCTTTTTGATAGGTTTCTTTAATGGGGAAATAATCGGGTTCACTGGTAACGAAACAATTATTTTCATGGGTATACCACTTTCGACCGTTATATCGCCAATGGCTATTCCAATAGTATGCATTTGTGGCGAAAGCAAATTCAGAACTTTCGGGGCGGCCATTACAACAAAAAATAACTTTATCAAGCTCACCCGCTGGTGTAAGTTCCCTGTTTGTGTTTACACCTTCAACAAAATATTTCAAAAACTCATCTTCGCAAATAAAATTATTGTCATACCTGCTAATATCGCTCATATCGGTGGTTGTTCCACTGTGGCTATATTCTAATAAAAAATTATTGTGAATTAAATTTTTTTGAATAGAAAAATTTTCGCTCGTTTCTAGAACTGGAACATCGTTCAAATAAACAGATTGTAGCATATTAACGCCACCAAGATTATCAGCATATATCCCCCTGGGGTTTACCGCACCACCTATAGGCCCCTCACAAAGCAAGTCCAGGGAACCTGCGACAGATACTGTTTGTTTTAATTCTGAAGCTTGTGGTGGAGTAAGAACAGCTTTTCTTCTGCCAGTAGTGGATTTGCCTCCTTTCCCACCACCAACCCCGCCAGAATCAACTAGTCCAAGTTTTTGGGATATATTGCGCCTTATGCGCTTTTTTATGTTGGATAGGGGCATCTTTTGTTCTTGTATATTATTTTGTTAAGTAGCGCATTTTGAGTAACGTCGAATGTTTGCCGTGCACCCCTTCATCATCTAAGAACGGATTTTCTTCTAACTCCGTATCTTTGTTTCTGATAGAGCTAGCAATAACCTGAGACCCAACCCTTAATCTCCCATACCCCAATCTAACTGGAGAACCCTGTGATGCCACATTATTTTGACTTTGAAATAAAAATGATTCGGTCTTAACAGTAGCTTCAATTTCGCGCGGCTCATTTTCTGGGATTGGGGTCATTAAGTATGTTATACCTGCCATAATTAGACCTACGCCCAAGCTTATAAAAAATATAGTAGCAAAAGTGCCCGTCGCCGCTATGCCAAAACCAACAGAAGCAACGCCAACAGCAATTGCTGCGCCTACGCCGTGTCCAATAATACAAGGAACTATTTCTATTTCCTCTATTTTTTGCTTGTGTTGTAGAGAAAGTGCGTTCACACTTTTTTTATTTACTAAAAGTTCGTAATTTTGACCTTCTTTGCAGTCTGCTATTATTGTTTCTTTAAAATTTTTATGTATTGTGTTGATAGCATTAACCGCGTCTATTGGTTTTTTGATATTAAAAAACTCAAAAGAATTGCCAAAAATCTTAGCCAAACGACCGTGTAGTTTTATTTTTGTTTTCATTTTAATTAAACCCTAATTTTTCAAGTTGCAATCTTTTGGTCGGCGCACCATCAAAAGAGGTAGAGTCAACATCAACTGTATAATCTAAAAAGCTTTCCATACTATAATCCTCTATATCTATATAAAAAACTTCAGTTCCTATCACTTTCGAGCCTACCCTTAACCTTCCATACCCCAACGGCACATTAATACCTTGGAGTGTGGTGTTTTGTTCCGTGGAAAACAAAAAAGAATTTGGAGTAATTGAAGCCACCACATCTTGTGGCTCAACACCCTCTGGCTCAGGAGTCAATAGGTACATAATACCAGTCATGACCAAATTAACAGCCAAGCTTACAAAAAAACCCGTTAATCCATGGCCGCAAATACAAGGCACAATGTCGATTTTTTGCACCTTTCCATCCTTTGACATTTCTCCAAGAGAGTTGACTTTCTCGCCATCAAAAATAATTTCAAAAAACATCCCTTTATCGGCTAGGTCTAATATAGTTTTTTTAAATCCTTTATGGTTGGCTTCTATCGCATTTATAAAATTGTAAGGTTTGCCTAAATACTTAAAAGTGTGTTGTTTTTTGAATTTTTTTGCGAGTATACCATGTAAAAAAATATTAGTCATTTATTTCCTTTCTTATTTTTTCTAGGAGTTCTTTTTCGCAATCCAAAAATTCAGGCTCAAATATACTAAATTTTTGCGTTTTGTATGAATATATAATAAACGGCAAACAAACTAAATTCGACATTTTTTTGTCAAATCCTGAAGGATCTTCTTCGGTTTCTGTGTGGGAATGATAGACTCCCACAATATTATAATTATTTTTTACATATAAAAAATCTTTAGCTGGAATATAAAATTCGTTTTCTTTATCTTCTGCTCTGTTTTCGCATTCGTGTACATCAAATTGGCCATCTTTATATATAATAAAACCGCAGATTTCTTCATTTCTGTTTTTGTTGCAAGCTTTTACAATTTTATGTTTAATGTTCATCAGTAAGAGTATTTTTCAGTTCCTGGGAACCCTCCATATGGTAAATCCTTACCCACGTTAATTCCATTATAATCGGTTCCCCAATCTTCATTATTATATCTCTGTAAGCATCCACCAAGCTTTTTAGAGCAAGAATCCTTTATCCATAGATCTCCACGAAGTTCTGGGCGCGTATTATCTGTAGATAAATGCCCAGATTTGCATACATAATAAATAGGGTGTTGTTGGTAATAGTTTGCAGTTAATCCTTGCGAACTTGTGACTCTATCAGAAAGTCTAAATATATAATCTCCAACACCATATGATTTGCCAGTTTCCCAGAGGCCACTAGGCTCTAATATGTCGTCAATTGTTGGCCCAGTTTTTTGTATTGGAAATATGCCAGAATTCAAGGCCCAATTATTATATGAGCCAGTCACCATTAAATTATCATTTGCATCTGATACAGGTCTGTCTTTACTATCCCCTATAACTTCTGATGCGGAACCATACCTACAACCAAAGCCCCTGTACACCCAGGAACAGTATCTAGAAGCAACGGTTCTTGATGGCAATTTGACATTTTCCAATTCTAAACTAGAAACCAATTCAAACTCTACAACCAATTTATTTTCTATGGTTTTTCTTGAAATGAAGAACTTATCATCTCTTAATCTAGCATTAGGATTTGCAGAACCCCATGGGTTTTGATTATTTGGGAAGTTTGCATCATCTAGGAATTTTGCATAAGTTCTCCTTCTGACTAACTTGGCGCCATTTAGATTGTCATATTTCCTTAGCATTGATGAGACATACATGCCAGCATTTGCTATTTTTATTTTGGGTCTTGGCAATCTTTGATCACCCAAAACCTCAAAATCTGAGGCTTCCACGGGTAATGGGAGATATTCTTGACCATCAAAGTAAATTTTACCAGCTAGTCCATTTGTGCCACCGTGAAAATACAAAACCGCTTGACTATCCTGTTGGTAATTGTAATATAGTGCAAACAACTCTAAAATAGCCGTGGGTTCTAGACCCAATGTCTCATTTACAAAATCCTGATTTAAACCTCTAGCCATATATGTTATTACACGCAGAAACGTCGGGAGAACCTAAATTTATACAGGGTGGGTCCTTTGTTAAATTTGATAAATCTCACAAAAAAATAGCCTTGAGTATATTTTTAGAATTCCAGAAAAAAGCAGAAGTGGGTTATTGGAGCAATATAGCAAAGGGGCAAAACCAAGTATTTTATAGCAGATTCCTTGTTCAAGAGTTTAATCAAATGCTTAAAAAATTTCCAATCAAATACACAATGTTAGACCATAAAGACAACCCTTTTGGGTTTATGTTTTTTACAAAAAATATTTTAGCCGAAAGGTCTCTTGATTTGCAATTTGGTTTTAAGAGAAGTGATTACTTTTTGAATTCAGAAATGATTAAAATATTTAAAAATATTCTAGAAAACGCAAGATTGGAGCATAATATAGATAATGTTTATGCTTGCTTGATGGAACGAAAAAACCAAGAAAAATACCACAAAACAGTATTAAATGTGTTGGGCGCGAAAATCATCAATAAAGACGCTTTTGGGAGGCCTTTGATCAAATTTGAATGAATTCAAAAATTTTAAAAAATTTTACTTTAGCCCCTTTGCGGCAAAACCAAAAGGATGAAGTGAGGAAGCATCTTCTTGTTTTTCAAAGAAAGGCAGATATTAAAATTATGTCTGTAAATTTTAAAAAAATAAGAAGCTCCA